TAATCTGTCCCATTGTTATCTAGAGAACTATCAAACACCTCATCCAAAATCAAAAGATTGGTAGCAACACTATTCTTCATCTTAGCAATCGTTCTCCATGTAAAGAGAAGTGCTAAGTCAATACGTTGCTTTTCACCCTCTGAGAACGAAGCATAACTAAAGTCATCGCGATGGCGAGACTTAATAGTTTCATCAAACTTCTCATCCAGATTAAACTGCACAAAGAAGTCCATTGATTGTAAGTATTTATTCACCAGTTTATTGATAACTGGAAGATACTGCCGAATAATCTTAGTCTTAATACCAGTGTCCTTGAGGAGAGTGGAGACAGCATCCATGTAATGCTTTTCTTCATTCAACTTGGCCTTTTCTTCGTTCTGAACCAGAACTTCCTTAGCATAAGTCTTTAGCTTATTCTTTTCAGTATCTATATCACCAGTTTTAGATGTAATGTCATTCAGTTCTAGATTTAGTGCTTGAATTAATCTTTGTTGAACAATAATTTCATTGTTGTTCGTGATAATCTCTGCACTTAACTCAGAAATTTGTTCGGAGAGAGTCTCATTTTCCGCGATAAGTTCCTCAAGTTTTGTAAACTCTTCCTGTAACTTATCCATTCCCGAAGATAGTTCTTCGATTTTCTCTTGTCTGGATGATACGATGGTTTCTTTATGATCGTGAGCAATGCCTTGCTGGCACGTCGGACATTCGTCTGTCTCATTGTAGAATGCCACCTCCTTCTGGAGATCGCGGAGTTGGGTGGAAAATTTGGTTTTAAAAGATTCGAGTTTCTTTTGCTTTGTGGCGAGATCTCCGAGTGCTGCCTTGGCATCTTCGTGTGTAATCTTCTCTCCTTCGAGTGCAGCAACAAGACCTTGGAAACTGGCGATGGATAATTCACCTTCTTCGATTCGTGAGATAATTTCATCAACTCTTTTCTCACGATTTGCCTCCAGTGTGTCAACATATTCTTTTTGAATTGATGCTTTCTGCTTCAAAACTTCCAGTTTACCGTCGGCATCTTGAATTTGGTCTTTAAGAGCATTCAACTTGTCACGTAAAGGCACATTCATCGTAGTGAAGATTTGAATATCAAGTAGGTCTTCGATGATGTCTCTACGGGTACCAGACGGCAACTGCATAAACGGTGTAAACGAGGCCGAACCAAGAATTACAATCTGAGTAAAAGATTTGTAGTTCAACTTGAGAATGGATTCCTCAAGATACTTTTGATAGTCACGGGCGGCAGCATCTTGGTTCAACAGTTCACCGTCAACATAGATTTCAAAAAGACCTGGCTTGATGCCGCGAACAATCTTATACAATTTACTACCAGTATGGAATTCTACCTCAACCAGAAGTTGCTTCTTGTTAATAGAGTTTACCAACTGCGGCTTGTTGATGTTACGAAACGGCTTACCGAAAAGGGAGAAGCATAATGCATCAAGCATTGTGGACTTACCGCCGCCATTCTCACCGACTATGAGGGTGCTGGGTGAACGGTCTAGTTTAATTTCAGTAAACTGATTGCCAGTAGAAAGAAAGTTCTTCCAACGAATAGTGTTAAAAATAATCATACTGTAACGTTCTGTGCCTCAACATAGAGAGTTTGTAGAATAGACTTGATACGGTTCTTTTCCAGATCGGTTTGAATGGTGTCAACAAAATCTGAGAGAACAGACATAGTATCTTCCACATTCAACTCGTCATCATCGGTCGCTTCCGTTTCAAATTCAGAAAAGTCTTCAATGATTTTAAGTTCGATTAGATTTAGGTCATACAACTTATCAACAAAGCGGTCAAACTTATAGAAGTCGGTTTTCTTCACAACTACCAAGCGAACACAAGAACCGACCATGGGTAGAAGGTCGATGGCAGACGGGTCACCATTAGTATCATCATAGTAGATTTTATGAAAGATTTTAAATGGGTTCTCAAAGAATTCTACTTCGTTTGTTTCCGTATCATATAAGTGATACCCTCTCGGATCATTATAATCATTCCAAGTAAACTCATAGGTATTACCAAGATACAAAATATTACCAGACCGACTACGATGGTGAAAATGACCGCTACAAACGAGAGGAAATCTATCAAAGTCCACAGTGTCCATTCCGTGGTCATTTTTATACCCACGATACATTTCGAAACCTGAAAATTCAAAGTGTCCAAAAACTGCTTGTGCATTACTTTTCTTTACTACCTCCATAGTTTCTGAATAATTACCAGAACAAATCCATGGAACAAGTAGTAGATTTTTTCCGTCTAATCTAATTTCTTCTGCTTCCGAATATGTAATAATGTTTTCATACTCACGGAGCAAAAGGTCTAGTGAGTTTACATCATTAGTATTCTTGAAGAAAGTATCGTGGTTACCAGCAATCATATGAACGTCGATGCCCAAATCACTGGTTTTGTCAAAGAAATACTCTCGGCATTTCTTCAACGTATTATAATTTATAAACTTGCGGCGGTCAAAAACATCACCAAGATGAATAATAGTCTTGATGCCTTCCCGTTCCAGATGAGGGAAGAATGTTTCTGTGTAGAACTTCGCAAAGAAGTTGTCAAACGGAATGGAATCCGACCTAGCACCGAAGTGAGTATCTGTAATCAACGCAATTTTCATGACTTTAGAATTCCAAGTAAAGTATTAGTCTGGCTGATTGCATCATCAAGCGCATGGTGATGCGTGTCATTTTCGGCTGCACGAATCTTAGCATTGCTAAGGCCCATAAGATTCATAACGGTGCGATAGCACATGATGTTATAAAAGCGCCAAGGGTACGGCAGACCTACCGCGGCATATGCAGACTCCAGAATGGTAATATCAAACGAAGCACCGTTGCCCCACGGCATTACCTTGTCTCTACCAATCCAGTCAGTGAAACTTTGTAGTGCGTCCACGAGTTGCAGTTGGTCGACAAGAAGAGCATCTCTAGCCGCGGCACTTTGCTGCATCCACCAATCAATAGTAGACTTGTCAACGTGAAGCCCTGCGGTCTTACAAGATTTAGCATCGATGTTACAGTAGAACTTATCGATAATACCTTCACCGATAGTAAACTTGGTAGCACCAATAGAAAGAATGGTCGCGTTGGCTCTTGTCGAAAGAGTTTCCAAGTCAATCATTACATGAACGGTATTAAGATCAGTTACTTTCATTTACGCTTCTCTTTTGCATATTGTGATAATGCCTTATCGCAGTAGTCACGAATATTTTCTACCGTCACCATATAGTTATGTCTGATATTAGACGGCGTTGCCTTGTCCTGCATAGTATCGACCATCTGCTGGACGATTGCAGGAACAATTAGTTCCTTAGTCATATTACACCTTATTTTTTATCTGTAACCAACGTAGGGGTTGCAGAATTTGTGGCATCAGGAATAGCTTCCTGTAGCGCCTGTTCGGGATCAATCTCTTCGACATCTTGAATGCGCTTCAATGCAATTTGACCATTACAGATCATGTAGTGCTGACCTTCGCCGAGTTTAGACGATTCAAGATAGATGCACCCAGCATTCTGAACCGAAATGTTTCGAACTTCTTCGCGATGACCGGCAACGCTAGTAACAACAGAAATCACAGCGGTAGAAACAACGCCTAGCATCAATAGGGAGAACCAGTTATCAGAAACAAACTTAACAGCAGTATTAACTTTAGGAGAATCAACCATAAATGTACCTTTCAATTAGAAGTGATATTTACATATTACTCTAAATCTAGTCCAGAGTCAACAGTTTTTTGTTTGTCCAGATATTTTGGTCTGCGCTTAGGAATGTTACTGACTTCTGCTGGCTTATCAAAGTCTTCTACCAGGTCAATTGTCTTTTTAAGATAGTCAATAAACTCGTTGCCATAATCACCGCCGTCATGGTCCTGCGTGATTAAATCATGCACATCTAGATTACGGATGTATCGATACTTGGCTGCTTGTTGCTTCTTCTCTTTCGCAATACGGCGTAAGAAGGCATAATACGTAATCTGTGTGAAGTAAGCAAAGGGATTCCTAGACTTAGCAGGATCGAAGTTATCGATGTAAGTAATACAGTTTTCAATTCCATCAAGAATCATTTCCTCGCGATAGGTATAGTTGATGAAGTTTGATTTATATGCTAAGTGATTCGCTATCTTGAGAAAGCATTCTCCTAGATAATTAGGTACGCGAGGCTTCTTACTACGGTCATAGTCGGGTTCAGCTTTAGCAGCCAAAACCTTTTCTCTATACTCCGTA